TCATAATCCCTTGCTGAGGGATTTTAGGGCGATGTCCAACAGGGAGCGTTCGGCTCCTTTTTGGAGTCGGCCTGCTCCGTTGATGGGCAGGTAGGGACGGGCTGGGATTTTGACTTTTTTTCCGCGCCCGGCTTGGCCGCCGAGGTGGTGGATGGCGGCATACTTTTTATTGCTGCCGATGCGGGCGAAGTCGTTGCCGACTTTGGTGCTGATGCCGGCAGCGAGTTGGCCGGAGAGTTGCAGGGTTTTGCCGCCGTTGTTTGCCGCGCGGCGGCTGCGCGGCCATGATTTGCCGCCCCAGCTTTCGCTTTCGAAGTTGTCTTCCGTGAGTGAAACCATTTCGGTGGCGATGGCGCGCATCATGGGGCGGGTGTCGGTGGCGTTTTTCAGCAGTTTGCCGAGACCTTCCTGCAATTGTTTGTCGTCTAGGCTGATTTCAAGCATTTTTACCCTTTCAATAACTTTAAGACCCACGCCAAGGCGGCTTTGGACAAGCCGTCTTTGAAACGTTTGTCCGCCGTCATTTCCTTCATCGCGGTGCGGGCGATGTCGGGGTGGGTTGCTTGGGCTTTTTCTGCGGCCACACGCGCCATGCGCGAGAGCATGGCTTTGCCCTGATTGGCGTTGAAGCCGACATTGGGGGCGACAAAAGTGCCGTTGATGCGGATACCGGTGCGTTGGCCGTAGCGGGCTTCGCCCGTGTATTCGTTGGTGCCGATATCAACTGTGATGGTTTCGAGTTTCGGGCTGGGCTGCACTTTGGCCGCGCCGCGTGCTTCGGAAAGCGGTTTGACGCGGCAGCGGCAGCGGTAGTCGAGCGGCGGGTAAAGGGTGTCCCACACGGGATCAGTGGCTTCGTACACTTTGCCGTGCAGCAGGCGGTGGCTTTCGCGGGTGCGTTCGTCGTTGATGGCAACGTATTCCCAATAAGGGTGGGTGTCGATGCTTTCCATCATTTCTGCATAGCGGCCGGCCATGTAGGCCGACTGCATATTGGTTAAGTAGATGGTTTTGAGACGGTGCGGGCTGCCGAGTTGTACGTTCTGAAATTCGCCCGTATCGGGGTTGGGCACGTCTTTCCTGCCCCACCAGCCTTTGGCTTGGAGTACGGGGGCGAGTTCGCGGCTGAATTCTTCCAGAGTTTGGCCGTTTTCCAATGCTTTCAGAACCGCACTATATATATCGTCCAGCACGTCCATTTTGGCGGTTTTGGCCACGGTAAAGGCAGCGGCGTGGGCATCGTCGAGCATATCCTGCCAGTCCCACGAGATGTGGTGGCCTTTCTGTTTCAGGTAGGCTACGGCGGCTTCGGGCTGCATACCGAACACGGCCTTGATGTCTTCGGGGTTCATTTGCCCATCTCCTGTGCCGCTTCAATCCTGCCGACCAATCCCGACAAGAAAATCAGCCGCGCCAACTCGTTTTGCAGGGCTTTGTCGTCCATATTCGGATAGGCTGCACTTAAACGGTCGAGCAGGTTGTCGGCGGTTTCGCCTTTTTTCAGTTCGGCCACCAGCGCGGCGGTTAAAACGCTGCCCTGTTCGTTCAGACGGCCTGCATCGGGGGCGAAACTGTCCAGCATCATACCTGCATCGGTCTGTTTGGGTTCGCCTTCGCCGAAATCGGCGGCTTTTTTATCGGTTTCGGGCGTTTCAGGCTGCGGGGCAGGCTGCCGAACAGTGTTTTGGGTTTCACTAACGGAAACCACGTCATCATCAGACAGATTGTAGCGGTTTTTCCAATAGCTTTCGCTGAACTGTACGCCGCAGTTGACCAATATTTGGTCGCGTTCGGCCAGCTCTCTGCCGCCTTCTTCCAGCTCATAAAGTACGAACTTGGGGCGGGCGGTGTTCTCCCCGTAGTTGAGTGCGATAATCCAGTCGATAAGTTGGTTGATGCAGCCCTCGACGATGCGGCAGTCGTTATCGCGGATATCTTTGGTTACTTCCAACCCGGCTTTTGCGCTTGCGTGGGTGGTGTCTTTTTCGGTGGTTTGGTCTTGGCCGAGCAAAGCGATGGCGATTTCGGAGCGGCAGTAGCGGATAAAGCGGTCGTACACGTCGGTGCTTCCCTGTTTGCCTGCGGCTTCTTTGATTTCTACCGATGAGTCATCGGGAATGGTGGCGACGGCGTTGCCGATCAGCTGTTCCAACGCATCAAGCAGCTTTTCGGTGTCGTTTTCGGTATTGCTGCGCGGTTCGCGGCCGATAATCCACGGTGCGCCGAACTTTTCGGCGAATTCCGCCCAGAATTTCAGTCCGCCGCGCTTGAATACGGTCGGCCAATACACGCACGACAAATCACCGGTGCCGTAGGGGTTGGTATAGCCGGCATTGTGGGTCGGGCACAGGAATTTATAGTCGGGAACCGGTGTCTGTTTTTCAAAACCTGCGGCGGCGGTCAGGTACATCAGGCCGTCTGAATCGAAAGCAAACCACTCCTGCGGTTTGGCGGTGATTTCGATCGGCAGCCATTGCCTGCCCGCCTGCCAAACCACTTCCAGAGGCTGGTAACCGAACATGGCTGCGTCGAGAATATTGTTGATCAGCCGGTAGAGGTCGATATGGTTGAGGAAATCATCTATCACGCGCAACGCATCGGCGGGCACGCCGTCGTCTTCGAGCCGCCATTCCAGCCCTGCCACCGCCGCTTTGCGGCGGCGCACATGGCCGGCGACAACGGCATCACCCAGAAGTTCACGGTAAACGGCGATATTGCGGTGGCCGAGTTTCCTTAAAACCGGGTCGGGATTGGGCAGTAGGCCGCCGAAGCCGCCGGCACCGAAAAAACGGTTCATAACCGCCAAATGGGCGGTAAGGTTTTCGGGTTTGAACTGAACGGTGCCGGAGGTGGTTTTGAGTTTGAAATGCGGTTTTTTCATTTTCAGACGGCCTTGGTAATAACTAATTCAGAAATGCTGCGCCAGATTGTGTGAATGGAAAAAAACCATTCGCTAAAGAGATCGCACGGCATTTTCGGCTTGTATTTGGGATACAAAAATGACAACAACCACGAAAATGGAAATAACAACAGAACATAAACCACCACGACCAGTTGAAATGCGGAAAGTAATACCGTGAATAAGAGGCAGATAAAATAACAGCTGATGATGCATGGCATGGCATGGCAAACACAGCAATGATAATTTCGGGTGTGGTGAATCTGTTCATCTTAGTTATATCCTCTCGTTAATCGGCTGCGGCGGCTGACTTTTCGGCTGGAAACATTGACCGGGCCGTTGTTCAGTTCGCGGCTGGCGTAATGCGCCAATACCAATGCAATTCCGGCGTCGCCGTGGCGTTTTTGGCCGTCTGCGCCTTTGGTGCGGGTGACGGGAATGCGCGGCACGCCGTTAATGAGTTCGAACGCACGCAGGTCGTTCAGAATATCTTCGTCGCGCGGCAGGCCGTCGAGCGTGCCGTCTTCCAGAGCGGCTTTGAATTGGGCGGTATGCAGCCGGTACCAGTTTTCCGACAGCATCACCGGTTCGACCACGCTCGCGCCGAACATATCCTGCATGGCCTCGGCCAGCGATTGGCCGTTGCCGCGGGCATCGAACGCCGCGCCGCGCAGGTTGGGCAGGTGGCGCACCAGGTGGCCGATAATCTGTTCCTGTTGTTTAAAAGGCATATTGCCCAGTTCCAACACGAACGGCGGAACCAGCATCAGGTTCTGCTGTTGCAGCAGGGGCACAATCACGGTGCGGTCGCCCGAGCGGGCGAAGTCTTCGCCGACGAAGCTGACACGGGTTTTGTCGAGACCGTCCAGCAGCGGCTGCAGGGTGTCTTTTATCCAGTCTGCCACTTCGGCCGCGCGTTTGTGTTCGGGCATCAGGCCGAAGGCATCGGTTTGGTCGTAGCGGATAACGGGCGTGTACGGGCTCATGCGGCTTTCAATCAGGGCGCGGCTCAGCCATTTGCCGCCGCCGTTTTTGGGGATGCAGTCCAACTCTTCCGAAGCGTCTTCGCCGTAGAAATCGCGGATTTCCTTACACCATGCGGCTTCGCCTTCTTCCGTCCATTCTCTGCTCAAGCGTAGGCAGATGCGGCGGTACAAGCCCTGCTCCACGGCTTCGTTGAAGGTGATGCGGTGGATTGAATACGGCTTTTTGCCTGCCCGCACATCATTAATCAGCTCATTAAACGGGTTGTCGATGCCGTCGTGTGTGCTGATGATGTGTACCTGACCGCCCCACATCAATAAGGCCATTGCCGCTTTGAGCAACTCGGAGAGCTGGTCGTGGAACGCGGCTTCATCGATAATCACGCGCCCCTGTTTACCGCGCAGGTTAGACGGGCGGCTGGATAAAGCGGTGATCCGCCAGCCCGAGGCAAAGCGGATAACGAAAGCCAGCACGGCTTGGCGGTCGTCGCCCTCGACAAACACTTCTTCGGTTTCTTCGATTTCACCCGCCGCCAGTTGGTAATGCTTCGCCCAGCCGGCACAGTCGCGGATAAACTCAAGCGCCATGTCTTTGTTGTAGCCGATGTACCAAGCGTCCATGCCTTTGGCCGAAGCCGCCAACAGCGCGGTGTCGGCGGCTTCGCCCCAGCTCAAACCGATACGGCGCGATTTCTCGCACAACTTCACGGGCGATTGGTCGGCGCACCATGCCTGCTGGTACGGCAATAATGCCATCGGCGTGCGGTCTTCGGTTTTATGTTCAGACGGCCTCATGTGGCAATACCCAATATCTGTTTACGGATGGCTTCCGCCGCTTCGTCGGACAAGCCGCCTTTTTTGGCCTGTTTGGCCACATCTTCGGCGGCGGCCGCCACTTTGGCTTTCACTTTGGCCTGATACTCTTTCAGGCGCGTGCTGGCGGAAATCAGGCCGCTGATTTTTTTCGCACCTTCGGCCATCACGTCGAAGCGGTCGAGGGCATTTAACTCTTCATTATCCATCTCGCCGATTTGTACCAGCGCATCAAACAGCTCGGTCTGCAGCATGGCCGTTAAGGCTTCGGAGCGGGTGTCGCCTTCGTCTGCCGCGCCTTCGGCAATCAGACGCGCGGCTTCGGTGCTGTTTTTGATGGCGGCAAACCGCCTTTGCACTTTCTGCCCGTAGCGATGTGCGGCGGAGCGGCTGATTTCGTAACCTTGTTCCTGCAGCCATTCGGCCAGCGCGGCGTAATCGGCAAAGCCGTTTTCCACCAGCTTGCGCTCGAACGCATGGCGCACGGCTTCCGGCAGTTGTTCCACTGTGCTGCGCTTGGCCATATCAACTCCACACTTTTTCGGGGCGGGCGATGCCGGGATAACAGGCTACGGTGTACTCGGCGATGTCCACACCCAAGCTGGTTAAATCGGCAAACCACAGGCCGTGTGGCGTTTTATTCAGTTCGATGAGCTTGCGGTCGGCCAAATAATCCAACTCGCGGCGCACCTGAATGGCGGTGGTTTGCGGGTAAATCGCGTTCATGATGTCGAGCAGGAAGGTTTCGGGCGTGGTGTGCGGACGCGCTTTGTCGAGCGCGTTTATAATGTTCCAACGCATTCCTTCACGGCGTTGTTTTTCCATCAGTTCTTCGCTAATCATTTTCGTGCGCTTTCCATCTTATAAAGGTCGGTGAGTTTTTCTGCGATGTTGTCGATTTTGGCTTCAAGCACCACTTGGTTGCGGATGTAGTCTTCCCGCAACACATAAGTCATCGGCAGGCTGGCACTAAATTCGCCCAGCTGCCGCTCCATTGACTCCACTTTGTTTTGCAGTTTTTCCATCTGCTTTTGGCGTTCGTCCTGCTGCTTTTGAAATTGGGACAGCAGCATTTTGCCGAACGTGAAGCACAGGCCGAGAAAGGAGAGCAAAAAGCCGACCAACTGCCAAAATTCGATGCTGATAAAGGTTTTGTTGTCCATTGCTAGGGGTATCCGTGCTCGAAATATTCTTGGCAATACACGCAGCGGGTGCAGCCGGGGACGGCCTTGCGGCGTTCTTCGGGAATCGGGTCGCCGCAGTCGTCGCATTCGTAGTTGCTCTTGCCTGTATTTTCAGACGGCCTGTGTTTGGATAAGGCTTCGGCCAAAAATAAGGCTTCGTTTTCAGACGCTTGGTCGATAATGTCGGTCATTGTTGTGGCTTTTCCCGTTGATACCATGCCTGCCAGCCCTGTACCTGAAGTTCGAGCTTTTGGCAGTAGGCCCCGTAACGGACGGCATGGTTTAACAGTTGTTCGGGTGAGCCGCCGGCCGGACGCTCGGGGCGTTCGTGTTTGGCCAGCAGCTCGGAAGACACGGGTGGCAGCGCGGGCTGCTCGACCACTTTAATCGGCGTAACCAAAGGCTCTGTTGTAGTGGCGCAGGCTGTCAGCGCCGATGCCAGTAAAAGCGGCACCGTTTTTTTTAAGCACATGGGGGATTTGCTCCTGTAGTTTGGCCGTCTGAATATCCAGTCGGCGGTTGGCCTCCGCCAGCTTCACGCTTTGGTGTTGGGCGAAATCAAACCACTTTTGCTTTTCGGCGGCGGCTTCGGCGAGCTTTTCGCTGTATTGGGTTTCCGCCGCCAAGGCCGCGCTCTGATAAATGCCGATGATTGCGGCTTTTTCTTTTTCAGCCGCTTCCGTGGCCGTGCGGTGGCCGTCGATGCGGCCGGCGAAGTAGACGGCCAGCACGGTGGCAACAAACAGCAAGGCAGAAAGCATAGTGCGCGCGACCGGGTTAATCGGCATGGCCGTCTCCTTTGTTGATTTGGGCGACCTGCGGAATAACCGCCATGCCGCGTTTGATTAAGGCGTAACCGCCGACCATCGAGCCGTAAGCCCACCATAACCACTCGGGCGTGTCGGCGGCCAATACGAACTTGACCGTCATCATCGTGGCGGCCACATTCGCCCAAAGTTTGGTGTGCGAAATATGGCCTGTGGCCGGGTTGGTAATCAGGCCGCCTATCCATTTGATGAATTTCATTTCAGATGGCCTTTATTACGCTTCATTGCTCGAAAACCCGCCCGCCATCTGAATACGCGGCAGCTTATAGCGGCTGTCCAGCGGACGGCGGGGCTTGCCTTTGTCTGACGGCCATACATAGGCCGCAACACGGCTGCGCGGGAACTTGGCAATGCTGACCTGATTGCCCTGATTACCGCCCAAGACCATCAGGTTGCCTTGATTATCCAGCCCGACCACAAAGCCGACATGACCGCCGCCCTGCCGTTCAAATACGGCGATGCAACCGTATGCAGGGTGTTGCAGGCGGCTGCCCGCATCTGCCCACGCTTTGGCGCGATACCAATGCTGCGGCAGGCCCCGGCCTGACACACGGCAGCAGTGGGCAACAAACGTGCCGCACCAAGGCGTTTCATCGTCGCGCCACCAGGCATTCAGGGCATTCAGCCAATTGATGATAGTTGGGTTGTGCTGTTTGCCGGGAATCTCGGCCAGCCCGATATGGCGGCGTGCTTCGGCTACCCAAGACAGTTCGGTTTGATGATTGAGAGACATAAGAAATCCCTGTAACTTTTGGTTGTGTTATAGGGATTTTGATTGGTATTGTTTGAAAGGGCTTTTAAACGGGTTTAAAAAATGATGGCATCTCGGTTTATGCCTGATTCAGATAAAACGTGCAAATGGCTTTAAGTACCTGCTTTGGTAATTGCGGAGGCAGCGGTAGACAGTCGAAGGGGGAAATTACTAAAGGAGTTTAATATTTAGCCACGAGCCCACCTGATACGATACCCGCATCGTTTATTATTTGCAGGAGAAAACCATGTGTGCCTTTTCTATTCAAACCATGCTGCCGAAAGAAACCTTACAGGCCGTTTTCAACACCCTTACTGAGTCTGTTTCAAATGAGGGTGGTTTCTCAGAATTTCGGCAGCGATTATCGAAAATGCCTGCTCTGTCTCAGACTGGTCTGAATCTACCTGAAACAGACGGTTCTCCCAAAACGGGCTGTTAGGGAAAGTAATCAGGGCAAAAAATTCGGTTAACAGCGTGCAGGCCACTCTTGCCGCAGGCTCGGAAACATTTTGCCAGCGTGTTTTTTCATCTAATGAGAGAAGGGCTTGAAGTGCATCGTTTTCATAAGCCATATCATGCTTACTCATCGTTCCCGGTTCAAGCAGCCATCTATGGTTTTGAAAAAGGTTGAATACTAACTCCGCCGCTTTTTCGGCGGAGATTTGTTTTTGAGCCATCGTTTTCCTTTCGTTAAACAAGCCGTCTGAAATTCTTTCAGATGGTATTTCTTTCATTTTCATTGTTCAAACAGTTCATCTGGTACCTTACCACTTTGCAGCAATATCGTGGTTTTACCCATTTCTCCAGTGTCTTCGTCGTATTCTTGAGCTACAGCCACCACACCGGCGTGTTTTTCGGCTAGGCGATCAGCACGACGACGGGCATCTGTCTCGCTGTTGAACTGAATGGGCGTGGTAGGCTTGAGGATAAGCTGGCCTTTGACTTTGTATTCATCGAAAGGTTGGACGATATAGGTAGTTTTCATTTCATTTGTTCCAGAGCGGCTTGATATTCTTTGACTTGAGTGGGCGTCATATCATGCGGGAGACGCATCAATAGATTTTCATGCTTGAATTGGTATACCGTGAAAGGTGTGCTTTTTGTCACAGTAGCTACATAATTATAACGGTCTTCCAACTCTCCTTTTGTTTTAAAGATTTCTATGGTGCCAAAATTTTCGGGATGCATCTGATAGCGAGTGTCGTTGAAATTCAGCTTACCAATATATTGCCCTTGCCGACCCAATAACTTATTTGGGTCAGTATCTTCTGTATAGATAACCACCTTACCTAAAGTGGGAATGGTTTTAAGCTTATCTGTAATGTATTGGGTATCTTCAATCAGCTTTAATTCCGGAGTAGGCGGTTCGGGACGAGCCACTTCTACTGTAGCGGAACTGGCTTTTGCACCTCCAGTCGCAGCTTCTGGTGAGGGCAGCTGTTGGTTGCAAGCAGTCAGTGCCAAGATGAATAGAAGGTATAAAGATACTGGTTGCTTTTTCATATCAAGTCCTTTAATTAAATCCCAAATAAATCAACTCAAATCCCGTGATACATTAACCACCTGCCCGATAACTTGAATATCGGGGTGTTGGTCAAGGTGCAATGGCATTGGCGGATAAGCATCATTGTCGGAGAGTAGCAACAAAGTACCGTCTATCTGCTTTTGGATGCGCTTGACCCATAAGGTGTCACTGCTGCGAATAACGTAAATATGGCCGTCTCTCGGCACTGCACGGGACATATCCACCAACAAGGTATCACGATTGCCGATAGTCGGTTCCATACTGTCGCCGCGCGCCATCACGCAGCTGAGGTTTTTTTCATGTAGACCGTTGGTGCGCAGCCAGTCGCGGCGGAAAGCTAAATGTGAGGAGGGTTCGCTCACCCCCTCTTCATAAGCACCGTGCCCTGCGGAAACTTCAACTTCGAAAAATGGGATTAAGGTAAATTCCTCATCATTCAAATTATCTGGAGTCTGTTTCTTTCCGGTTAAAATATATTGGACATCAAAGCCAAAATCCAAAAAATACATAATTTGAAGCGCATTCGGATAGGATTTTTCGTTCTCCCAGTTCCAAACTGTATTTTTTTTGACATCCAATTTATCTGCCAAATCTTCCTGACTCAATTGATTTTTAAGGCGTTCTTCTTTCAGGCGCTGCCCAAACATAAACAATCTCACAAAATAATTGGATTTAACTATTGTCTATCCAAATATATTTGGATAGAATTGCATCATTTGAACAAAGATGCTCAAAGATTTAAACAATTTCATTCTAGCACGAAAGATACAGGAGATATTCAGTGAATGCAGAGAAGGTAAAAAAAGGATTCCGCCGGCGCGGCGAGACGATTAAGTCTTGGTGTGACGAGCGGGGATACGACCCGACTTATGTGTCGAGGATACTCAACGGCACGATTAAGGCCACGCGCGGCAAGGCTCATAAGATTGCCGTGGAGCTGGGACTTAAGGCCAAAGATGCGGCATGAGAGGTTTGATTTATGGCTAGCAGTAAAGGAACACGGGTTTTAAAGGTTTTCAAAGCTCTGAAAGCACATCCCATTATCGGGATGAGCAACAAGGAAATTTCAGACGGCCTCGGAATTTCTCCGGTTCATGTGAGCAGGGATTTGGAAGACCTGATTGCTGAAGGTTTGGTGGTCAAGCTTGAAAACGGAAATTTTGCTTATGCAATGGCAACCCTGCAAATCGCAGAGCGTTTCAGACGGCAAAACGAACAGCTGCAAGAGCGGTTAAAGGAAATGAGTTACCGCTTTGAAGTGGGCAGTCAATTTTGAAAACGCTCGATGTCGAGCGTTTTGGAGAAGATAAAAAATGGTACAAGAAGTTGAAATTTTAGATGCGGAGCCGGAAAAAAGCGGCGGAAATATGGCTTTACACAGCACGGAGGTTATGCAGCTGTGGGCAAACGGAGAGGCTTATGATGAAAAAATTTTTATTGAGCGGGGAAAGCTAAAGTTTCGTGAAGCTCAGGAGGCATTTTTTGAATTTGGCCGCGTGCTGGTGGTTTTGAAGGAGCATATGCCACATGGGAAATTTCAAGAAACGGTGCAGCAAGAATTTAATATCGCCCCTCAATCGGCACGAAAAATGATTCAAGCCACCGTGAAATTCTGTTCTCCCCAGATGTTGAAGGCGCAACCCAAGCTACTGGCACTCGGCAAATCGAAATTATTTGAGTTGATGACGGAAGACGATGAGGACTTGCAGCAATTGGCTGACGGCGGTTCTGTAAACGGGTTAACTCTCGATGATGTTGACCGAATGACGATTAAAGAGTTGCGTGTTGCCCTGCGTGAAAGCCGCGATACGGCGGCGGCCAAAGACAAGGTGATTGCCGATAAAAACAAAAAGGTTGACGAACTGGCCGAGAAGCTGGCGAAGAAGCAGGTTAAGGAGCCGCAACCGCACGATGTGGCCGGCGAGCTGACCATGCGCTTGAGCACAACCGAAATCGGCGTGCGCTCCGATATGAGCCGGTTGCGCGATTTGTTCGAGCAGATGCTTGCCCACGGCGAGGCGCACGGTTTCGACCACCGCCCGCAGATGGTCGGCTGTATCAATCAGATTATCAGGGATGCCCAAGCACTGCGGGAACAGTTTATGTTGCCCGAAGAAGCGCCCACCGATGAAACGCCGGAGTGGCTGCAAGGTGTTGTTGAGGGCGTTGAAGGCGGGGAATAAAAATGAATGCGGCAATGACGGAGCGTTTGGCCGAAATCGCCCGAGAAGCCGAACAGCGCGGGCACGGCAGCAAGACGGCCTATTTGAAGGAGCAGGCGGCGGAGCTGGGTTTGAGTTTGGCCACGCTGCACCGAAAGCTGGAAGCGGTGGTGTTGAAGCCGAAGAGAAAACGCCGCGCCGATGCGGGCAAGTCGGCCTTAACGAGGGAAGAGGCGCAGATGATCAGCACCTTGGTGATGGAAACCATGCGCAAAAACGGCAAGCGGCTCACTACGGTGGGCGCGGCGGTGGAGATGTTGAGAGCCAACGGCGCCATTGCCGCCGAGAAAGTTGACGAGGCAACGGGCGAGATAACGCGACTTTCGGACAGCACCATTATCAGGGCTTTGCGCGAATACAAGCTGCACCCCGACCAGTTGTTGCAGCCGGAGCCTGTAACCCGCATGAAGTCGGAACATCCGAACGAGTGGTGGCAGATCGACCCGAGTTTGTGTGTTTTGTATTACCTGCCCCGCAACGGCAAAGACACGGGCTTGAGGGTGGCGAGTTATGAAGAGTTCTATAAAAACAAGCCGGGCAACCTGAAAAAAATCGAGCTTGATCGGGTGTGGCGCTACACCGGCACCGACCACACGAGCGGCGCCATCTGCGTTCGCTACTACTTCGGCGGCGAGACTTCTGCAAACTTGTGCGATTTCTTTATCTACATGATGCAGCAGAAGGCGGATGTTGGGAAAGACCCTTTTAGGGGAGTACCCAAGAATGTGATGCTCGACCCGGGCAGCGCGAATACCTCGGCGGCGTTTAAAAACCTCTGCAAGGCTCTGGATGTGCATGTGCAAATCAACAAACCGGGCAAACCGCGCGCCAAGGGGCAGGTGGAAAAGGCCAACGATATTGTGGAAACGGCCTTTGAAAGCAGCCTGAAACTGGTGGAAGTGGGCAGCATTGAGGAGTTGAACGGTTTGGCCGAACGCTGGATGTGCTACTACAACGGCACCAAGGTTCACAGCCGCCACGGCATGACCCGATACCAAGCGTGGAACCGCATCAAGGCCGAACAACTGATTCTGCCACCCCCGGCGGAATATTGCAGGGAGCTGGCGGTGAGCGCGCCGAAAGAGGCGAAAGTAAGCCCCGATTTGGAAATACGCTTCGGCGGCAGGTATTACAGCGTGAAAGACATTCCGGGCGTGATGGTCGGCCAGAAACTGATGGTGGCCAAAAACCCGTGGGACGAAACCGGCGCACGCATCGCAACATGGGATGCACAAGGCAACGAAATCTGGCAGCCGGTAACGGCACTCGAGTTTAACGAGTTCGGCTTCCGCGAGGATGCCGCCCGACTTGGCTCAGAATACAAAGCACCGGCGGAAACACCGGCGCAGAAGGCCAGAAAAGAGCAGGAAAAACTGGCGACGGGTGCGGCCACATTGGCCGAGGCAGAAGCCAAACGCAAAGGCAAGGCGCTGCCCTTCGGCGGACGCATCGACCCCTACAAGCATCAGGAAGACACGCTGGCTGCGCGCAATACGCTCTATATCGAGCGGCAGGGGTCGCAGATGGATTACAACCGTATGGAAGTGGCCGAGCAGGTGTTGAGCAAGGTGGAAATGGCCAAGCTGCTAAAGCCGCGTATCGAAGCCGCCGGCGGCAACTGGAAACAGGCTTTAACCCTGATACAGAAACAGTATCCCGATGGGGTCGCCGCCAGCCAGTTGGATGCGGTATTTAACCAACTGAAAACGGCAGGCCGTCTGAAATTACACAAAACCGGTTAAACCAAATGCGATGACGACGTCGCATTTGGCGGAGGAAACGATGAAGCAGGATTTTCAGAAAATCGGCAAATCCTACGCCGCCGCTGCCGCCGAAATCGGCTGCTCCAAGCCGATGCTGGTGGCGGTGGTCAACCACGGGAAATGGCCGAAAAAAGGCGCAGACAAGCTGCGCGAGAAGTTAAAGCAGTTTTTTGAAACGAATGGTGCGGATATTCCCGCTGGCCTGAGAAACGAGCCGGAAGCCGCACCTGCCCACCCTAATGAAAGCGAGGACAAAGAGATGTTATTACGAAAAGCAACCTTAACACAAGCCGCACGCCGCCATTTCGGCCTGCCGCGCGACCCGTTTAACGAAGAAATCAACAGCGCCGATGATGTGTTTTTAACGCCCGATGTGCGCTATGTGCGCGAGGCAATGTTTCAGACGGCCTGCCACGGCGGCTTTGTGGCGGTGGTCGGCGAGAGCGGCGCGGGCAAATCCACCCTGCGCGAAGACCTGCAAGACCGCATCAACCGCGACGGCAAACAGATTGTGATGATCGAACCGTATGTGCTGGCGATGGAAGACAACGACCAGAAAGGCAAAACCCTGAAGGCGGTGCATATCGCCGAGGCGGTTTTGGCCGCGGTGGCCCCGAATGTGTCGCCCAAGCGCAGCCCCGAAGCGCGGTTTGCCCAAATCCACCGCGCCCTGGCCGAAAGCGCCAAAGCAGGCAACAAGCATGTGTTGGTAATCGAAGAAGCCCACAGCCTGCCTATCCCCACCCTGAAACACCTGAAACGGTTTTTTGAATTAAAACATGGTTTTGAGCGCCTGCTGGGTATTGTGTTAATCGGCCAAACCGAGCTGGCGCAGAAGCTCAGTGAAAACAACCCGAACGTGCGCGAAGTGGTGCAGCGCTGCGAAGTGGTAACGCTGCTGCCGCTGACCGACGGCAAGCTGGCGGGCTACCTGAAACACAAGTTTGGGCGCGCCGGCGTCGATATAGCCAAAGTGATGGACGACAGCGCCATCGATGCGGTGGCCGAGCGCCTGACGGTAAAGAGCCGCACGGCCAAAGGCACGGCGGAGCACAGCCTGCTCTACCCGCTGGCCGTCAACAATTTAGTGAGCGCGGCCATGAACCAAGCGGCCGAGCTGGGGTTTGATGTGGTTGACGCCGATGTGGTTAAGGGGGTGTGAGATGAAAGAACAATACGGCAGCCCGATATCGAAAGAGATGGTGCAACTGATAGTTACCAGTGTGCACGGAATGATCCAGGGCGAAGATGTGACCTATATGTGTGGATCAGCGATGGACGGCACGTTGATTGTGGTCGATGGCCGCACAGGTTTGGGTTATGCATTTGACCACCATGATTTGTTGCGGCTGGCAAAAGAAAACGATTGGGCGGAGCAAACCGAACCGAAATACGGCAAATTAATTGAGAGCGGCGCATTGTTTTTGCGTAAAGAAATCGCCACCGGCAGCATGGGCGGCAAAGAATACCTCATGCAAACAACTGCCACGGGAAACCAGATTATCGAAAGCAAAGCCACCGGCAAGCGGTTTATGCTGGATTGGCAGGATATTTTGAACTTAGCCATCGCGGGCGGTGTTGACGAATCAGACGAAGAAAGCGGGGAATAAAAATGGCGGATTTAATCGAAAAAACAGTTTTCGGGCTGGCAATCGCACTGGTGCTCGGCTGCCAAAGCAAGGCGGACGACCAACCTTACAGCCCGCCGCCCGCCCAGTATGCGGCTGAATACCGGGGCAGCGACGACACCGCCGCTCTGATGGCCGCCAAGCAGCGCGAAGCCGACGATGCGGTGCGCGAGATGCTTAAAGCCTACGAGCAAGAGGACTTTGATTGGGTGCGCGGCGATGCGGAGGCATACAAATGACACATATATCAGACCTGCTGGTAAGTCATTACCCGTGTTCTGCCGAATTTATCGCCGACGTGCTGCGTTGGCCGCTGGCGGAAGTGAAGGCGGAGTTGGCAAAAATGGAGCGTCGCGGCGAGATTGAAAGCCGCGTATCGGTAACGTATCGGTTGAGCGAGGAAGGGGAAAAGAAATGCGCGTAGAACGGGATTACAGCAACATCAAGGCCAAAGTTTGGCGCGAACGGGCAGGCTATCTCTGCTGCGAGCTGAACAGCACCAGCGGGCAGTTTATTCTGCTGATGGTATCGGCGGATAAAGCCGACACCGAAGCCGATGTGGTTCAGACAGCCTTGAGATGCCTGAGCAGTAATGATTTGGCGGCGGTGAAGCAGGAGGCGGCCTGAAATGAAAATATTAGACCCTTGCTGCGGCAGTCGCATGATGTGGTTTAACAAGCAAGACAGCCGCGCGTTATTTGGCGATAAACGCCGCGAACAGCACCTGCTGAAAGACCGTCATTACAAACGGGAACTAGAAATATCCCCTGATGTTAAGCTGGATTTTACTAATTTGCCATTTGCGAATGATTCTTTTGCGGTGGTGGTTTTTGACCCGCCGCATTTGGTTAGGGCAGGCTCAAAATCGTGGTTGGCAAAGAAATACGGTGTATTAGGAAATGACTGGAAAAGTGATTTGGAAAAGGGGTTTGCCGAATGCTTCAGGGTACTAAAACCTGACGGCCTGTTGGTTTTCAAATGGAATGAAAATCAAATAAGGGTTAAAGAGATTTTGACATTAACTGACCAAAAGCCCCTCTTTGGACATGTCAGTATGAGGCACAAGCAAAACCAAACGCAGACACACTGGATCGTGTTTTTAAAAGAAAGCCATATTGGAGACAGCAGAATGGAAGCAGAAGAATGGCAAAGAGAAAAAGAACATTTTGAGAAATGGGCGAGAAGTATAGGGGCGAATGATGAGCGATTGAAATGGGTAGATGTATGGGAGGGAGAGGGATATTACTTTCACTCCGAGATGGACTACGCTTGGCAAGGTTGGTTAGCAAAAGCGGAGAATGATTTATGAAAGTTAAATGCCCAAGCTGCGGAGCCAGCCTAAGCCTTGATGTGCTGATCGCCCACGACGAAGCCCGCACCGCGCTGGTGGCGTTATCGGGCATATCCGACGAGCTGGTGCGCGGCTGTTTGAAATACCTGACCCTGTTTAGGCCGTCTGAAAAGGATTTGACCTTTGCCCGCGTGGCCAAACTGGTGGGCGAGATTGCCCCGATGATTCGGGCCGGCGAAATCAGCCGTAACCGCTGCATCTACCCCGCCCCGCGCGAGGCTTGGATTTGGGCGTTTAACCGCTGCCTCGAAGCCCGCGATACGGGCAAGCTGAAACCGCCGCTGACCAGCCACGGCTACCTGCTCGAAAACATCACGTTTTGGTCGCCGGAGAAAACGGCGGTAACGGCAGGGGCGGCAGTTCGGGCCGAGTCAGCGGCAGAAACCAAACTCAGAAAAGGTGTAGGAAAGTTAATGGAGTGGTCAAATGAACAAGGAGAAGGAGGCTAGTTGGCTGAAAAAGGAAATCGGTGCGGGCTTTATGCTGCTTTCCGCGCTGAATTTAAAAGGACGCCCGGCTGCGGACGATTTAACGGCGGTGGCAAAAATATGGTACGGCCTGCTGCTCAGGCAAAAATGGCAGCCCGAGCGCGACATACCGAGGATTCGGGCGGCATTTGAAGCCATCGCGGCCACATCGGCGGAATGGCCCAACCCTGCGGAGTTTGCCCGGCACCTGCCCGAACCCGAAATCAAGATGGTGCCGAGGCTGGACAAGAAACACAAACCGACGGCATACGGCAAAGCCATGCTGGAAAAAGTGAAAGGCCGTCTGAAAGACGCGCCGGTCATGAACCGGGATTGGATACACGGCCCACAACACCGCTCGGTGGATGAATGCAAACGGATTTATGCCGCTAGGCAGAAAGAGAAGGAAAAATGAAAACCTATCAAATTGTATTAACTGAAGATGCCGTAAATACCTTGAAAGGAACAGAAAATGATTAAAAGAGAAGTTGTATTGGAAGATTTTTTAAAACCTGAGTTTAGAGGCAAAGATCCGAAAGATTATGAATTTAGAGGTGATGGGAAAATAGTTAGAAAAGACCGTTGGGAAAATGGTATTCATAAAATTCACAATATGCTAGTGGAAAACAATTTAATGCCAGACGAACCGGAGTTTGAAATCGCTCAGGTTGTTGAGGCTGTAGAACGACTGATAACAGCAAATGATGGAGGAAGCCAAAATGACTGACTTAAGCCAATACCGACAAGATGCCAAAGGCAACCTCGTGCCACTGGCCAACATCAAGGAAATCGACCTGCTGCGCGACGAGCTGGTTGTTGAAATCGCCGCTAAGGCAGCACAGGTGCAGGAGCATATCGCCGGTTTCAAACAGCATGCGATGGACGATATCGCCGCCTTTGTGCAGCTTTCCGCCGACCGCTACGACGTGAAGGTGGGCGGCAAAAAAGGCAACATCAGCCTACACAGTTTCGACGGCCGCTACTGCGTGAAGCTGGCGATGCAGGACACGCTGGTATTCGACGAGGGCTTGGTGGCGGCGAAAGCCTTAATCGACGAGTGTATCAACGAGTGGACGGAAGGCAGCCGCACCGAGCTGAAAACGCTGATTAACGCGGCGTTTCAGGTGGATAAAGAAGGCAATATCTCCACCGCCCGCGTGCTCGGCCTGCGCCGCCTGCAAATCAGCGACGACAAGTGGAAACGTGCAATGGACGCACTCTCGGACAGCCTGAAAGTGCATATCAGCAAGCCGTTTGTACGGGTGTACCGCCGCGATGATGCGGGCGATTATCAGTTGGTTAACTTGGATATTGCGAAAGTGTGAAACAAAATATAAAAAGGCCGTCTGACTTTTCAGACGGCCTTTTTATTGCGGTTAGGATTTACGGTTCAATTCATTGATGTTGAGAATAATATTTTCAAGGTCACGCACCATGATTTGGATAAATCCTGCCAAAGCGTCTCCTTTTCTGTCGTTAGACGGATTTTCATCAATCGCAAAACGCATACTTTCCAATGCATCCAACACCAGAGACAGATTACGGTAGTCTTCTTCGGCAAGCGGATAAACAAATTCACCGTTTATTTGTATAGCCATGATTATTCCCCTTTCTCTGCAATCTGCAAGGCTTCGATTAAGACATTGCGTTGGTCGTCAAGCTGTTGTTGCAACAACTTCATCGGGCTGGGCTTGGCCCATTCACCGCCAAATTCGTATTTGTCGTTGACCAGTGCATTCACGGCGGCTTTGGAAATGCCCAATTCGCGGGCGGCTTGGCTTTGGCTCAAGCCTGCGGCCACCAGCTTTTTAGCTGCCACCGCATGGTCGGGGCTGATGCGGGCGCGGGATTTTTGGTTGCGTTCCAACAGGTCGATGTAGCGGTGGGTAAGCTGGTTTTGCTGCAACACCACCGCCATGCCCTGCGCCAGCAGGCGCATATCGGCGGCCAGATCGGGCATACCCTGCGGCGCACGCGGGCGGGAGAGCTCGGCCTCCATCGCATTAAAGGCAGCGATATATTTCTCTTTCCACTGCGCCGCCTGCGTGCCGGTAAAGCCCATGCAGAGAAAAACGAAACCGTCGCGGGTAATTTCGTACATCGGCAGTTTTTTATTTTGGGAAGTCGTGTAGGAGGAGAGTCCAAAATTGGATTCTCTAAACTCATCGGAACAATCCAAATTTTCAATATCACGCAATACGTGAGCGTGTTTTTTACCGAAATGGTTTGAAACAGCGAGTGATGTAGTAATCAGGCGGTTGCCTGAAAGACGTACTAACGGTTGGGAAGACATGATAGAATGCCCTTTCTATTACGATAGGTGATAGACGCGGAAAGAGTGTTGGTAGCACTGCTTTCCACCTGTTCCGCCGATGCGTCAACATCGGCGGAATTTCTTACTTCATTTTTTCTCTTATGGTTTCTTTTACCCAGTTTGAGAAGTCGGTAATTTCTGTCTGCACAAAATCTACCAGTTCTTTTTCTTTCTCTAAATGGAAAGAAACTGTTTTTACAAGCCTTTTTTGGTCATACTTGCGCTGATATTCGGCCTGTTTCTTCGCTTTCTCATCGGGCATAGGCATACTCCTTGATTTTAAAAGCCGTTGTAGTAAAATAGCTTGTAAGAAAGGTGGGGCGAAAGGGGCGCGGTGTTCTGCCACCCCTTGTTATTTAATCAGCTTGCTTAATAAACTTGGCTAGAGCTTAAAAGCAGAATGATGAAAAAAATAACTTTCGCCATTTCTTCAAGCCTCCTTTCTATCTGATAAGCCCCCGAAGTTGCCGCTTCGGGGCTTTGCTTATCGGATAAGTGTATTATCTAGTATTACTAGATTTTAGTCAACTGTTTTTTACAAAAAATACAAACAAAGGCCGTCTGAAACGTTTCAGACGGCCTTTGTTTTATTTGAAAGAAATATCCCCCGCTGCTAGAATACTTTTATATTTTTGAAAATAAAAGATATTTTGTAACGTTGTTTCGCTGTGTGAAACATTGGGGGTAAAATGAAAGAAACCAAAGCACAGAAGAAGGCACGGCTGATTAAGCTTATCCATGTGGCCAAAGGCCAACTGATGATGGATGACGCGGCATACCGCACTTTGTTGGCCAATGCCTCGCGCGGCAAGACCAGCAGCAAGGCTTTGTCGGTCGATGAATTGGAGTGGGTGCTGCGGCAATTGAAGGCGCAGGGGTTTGTGGTGGCCACCAAAGCGCAGGCCAAGCAGGATAAGCCGGATATACCGGTTTACGATGCCGGCGGGCAAATCCGCAAAATCCGCGCGCTGTGGCTGCAGCTGCACGCAATGGGCGAAGTGAGAAATGCATCGGAACTGAGCTTGGCGCGTTTTGTGAAGCGCATGACGGGCGTGGATTACCACGGCTGGCTGGATGCGGATAACGCCTCAAAAGTTATCGAGCATTTGAAGCAATGGGTTGTGAGGGTTGGAGGAAACGTGGCATGACGGACAATCGAACGGCGGAGCTGATTGCCGACATGGAAGCGCAGATTGCTTCTTGTTTGGTGTCGTTGGCGAATATCGACAAACAGGCGGCGCGGGTAACGGCCAAACAGGTTTCCGGCCATTTGAGCCGACATTGGGGCGGGCAGCTGCTGTATTTCCCTAAGAACCACTTCGGGCGGCTGTCGGAGCGCGATGCGGAAATCTGGCGGAAGTTCAACGGCAAAAACCATGCCGCGCTGGCGCAGGAATATGATTTGACGATGCAGCAGATTTATAAAATCGTGCGCGACGCGGCAGAAGCCCACCGGGCGAAAAGCCAGATTGATATGTTTGCTTAGGCACGGTCAAATCGGAATGGCGGTCAGGTTTTGTCCTGACCGCTTTTATATTGCGTTTCTCCGCGCGGTCGAGGGTTTGCTTACCCCTGCATGAAAACGCGCTGAAAACGCGTTTTTTTCGGGCTGTTTCAGACGGCCTTGTTGCGGCTGTTTTTTAAAGCCGTTTAAAAGACCGTAAAACCGCATAAGGCGACAATCCCTGTCAAGCAACGCAGGGATTTTTTTATGGGCAAACTGTTTGAAATTTTTAAATCGGGCAAGCGCATGGGCGCGGACGGCACGCAGTGGAATATCACCGATGAAGATGTGCAACGGGCGGCCGAAGTGTACGACCCGAAGCTGCACGAAGCGCCGGTTGTTGTCGGCCACCCGAAGACGGACGCGCCCGCATACGGCTGGATTCCCAAACTCTCTGCTGAGAGCGGCAGCCTGTCGGCGGAGTTCGCGCAGATGGACGATGACTTCGCGGCGGCGGTTAAGGCAGGCCGCTATAAAAAGGTGTCGGCTTCGTTCTGGCCGCCCGGCCACCCCAACAACCCCGTGCCCGACAGCTACTACCTGCGCCATGTGGGCTTTCTCGGCGCGCACCCGCCCGCCGTTAAGGGTTTGCGCCAAATCGAGTTTGCCGACGGCGAAAGCGGGCTGGCGGAGTTTTCTGAGTATGCCCACCGCACTACGGCTTCGATTTTCCGCCATCTGCGCGATTGGCTGATCGAGCAATACGATATTGCCACCGCCAATCAGGTGGTGGCGGATTGGGAAATCCGCCAAATCGAAGAAGAAGCCGCCCGCAACAGCGATATCAATCCCAACCCGGCATTTGCCGAATCCGAAACCCAACCCCCTTTAAACAACCATGAACCGATTAAGGAGACCAATATGGCGACCGAAGAACAATTGGCAGCCGAAAAGGCCGCCCGCGAGAAAGCCGAGGCCGAGGCTGCCGCGGCAAAGGCGGAGCTGAAGAAGCTGCAAAACGAGCAGGAGCAAGACCTGCGCGATGCGTCGCATCAGAAAAACGCCGACTTTGCCGAAGGCTTGGTAAAAGCAGGCCGTCTGAAACCTGCCGACAAAGCGCTGGTGGTTCAGGCACTGGACTTTGCCGAATACCCCGGACACACCACCGCCGATTTCGGCGAAGGTGATGCGAAGAAGCCGCTGGGCGAAGCCTTGCGCGGGTTTTTGAACGCGGTGTTGCCCAAGCAGCTGCCTACGGGCGAGCTGGCCAAAGGTATGCCGCAGTTTGCCGAGGGCATGAGCCACCACGAACGCGCGCTGGGCTATCAGAAAGAACACGGCTGCAGCTATGAAGAAGCGGCGCGCCGCACCGCACAAGACTAACCTGTATCGAAAAGGAAACACAATGAGCAAACATTTGGCAGCGTTGCGCGAAAAAGACGAAGTGCTGACCCATTTGGCGGTCGGCTACCGTCAGGCCGGTTTTGTCGGTGAAAGAATCGCGCCGGTGGTGTACACCGAAAAAGAAGGCATCAAGGTGCCGGTGTTCGGCAAGGGCGCATTTGTCGAGTATGAAACCGAACGCGCGGTGGGCGCGGCCAGCAATGTGATTACGCTGGATCGCGGCAAGACTATGCCGGTGGTGCTGGAAGAGCACGATTTGGCGGCAGGCGTGGACTACCGCGAACAGCACGAAAGCCGCCACGACGAGAAAGCCAAGGCCGCACGCCGCGTAACTACGGGTATCCAACTCAAACAGGAACTGGAAATCGCCCGCCTGATTCAGGACAAGAGTGTTTATCAGGCAGGCCACACCGAAGACTTGGCCGCCACCGCCGCAAAGCAGTGGACGCATAAAGATTCCGACGTACAGGAGCTGCTTGAAGCAGCAAAAGAAAAGGTGCGTGCCGCCTGCGGCATCCGTCCGAATATTCTGGTGGTGGGCGCGCAGGTGTTGAGCAAGCTGCGTATGAACGAGGGTTTGCGCAGCAACCTCTCGGCCAACGACCGCAAGGTGCTGCTCAATATCGATATTCTGAAAAACCTGCTCGATGTGGACGACATTATCGTGGGTGAGTCGGTGTATGCCGAAAACAGCGGCAAGGCCACCAAAGACGTGTGGGGCAATTTTGCCGCCCTGATTGTGCGCCCGACCATTGTTTCAGACGGCAACGACGAAGGCCAAACCGGCTTTGCCTACACCTTCCGCCGCCGCGGTATGCCGGTTGTCGACCGCTATGACGGCGTGGGCGGCAAGGTCGAGTACGTGCGTTACACCGATATCCGTAAGGCTGCGGTGGTGGGCGGCGCATGCGGCTACCTATTCCAAAACCCGATTAAAACCGATTAACCGTTTGCAGGCCGTCTGAAATGAAGGAGTACACCGGTCTGCCATGCAGCGGCGAGTAGTTTCAGGCGGCCTTTGGAGAATAAAGATGACATTACAAGTGAAATTTGAAGACCTTGAAGCAAAAGGTGCGGTAGCGGAATACCACCGTATTGGCGAGACAACGACCATTGTTTGCTCGCTGACGCTGCCATCGGGTTTTGTGGTTATCGGCCAAGCATCGTGTATCAATCCGGATGTGTTTGATGAGCAGGCCGGTATCGAATTGGCTCACCAAGATGCTATGCGTAAGCTGTGGGAGCTGGAAGCCTACCGTGTAAAAGAAAACGCCTTTACGGCAGAAAAGGAGTCTGACAATGGCTAAACAAACCAAACAGGTCATTCTGACCACAACCGCCCGCACCACCGGCAAAGTGGTGGAAAACCGTTTTGTGACTTTTGCAGGCAAACAGGCCAAGGCCAATGAGGCCGTGCTGGGCGTGGCTATCCATAACGCCGAAGAAGGCGATTTGCTGGGCGTGGACATTGTCGGCATCGCGCTGGTGGAAGCCGGTGGCGAAGTGGCCGCGGGTGCGACGGTGTCTGCCGATGCACAGGGCTGTGCGGTGGCCGGTACGCAGAATGTAGCCGGCACGGCTGTCGGAGCGGCTGCCGCTGCGGGCGATTTAATCCGTGTGTTGTTGAAAGGTTAATCATGTCTTTAAAAACCTATACCGCCAAAACCCCGTTGATTATCGACGATGCAACGGGTCGTGAAGTCCGTATCGAAGCGGGCGAAAAAGTGGCATTGACTGCCGAGCAATATCAAGACGTTGCCGCCCATGTGGAGCCGGTTGAAGCGGCTGCGGAAGATGCTCCGGAAGAAACACCCGCACCGCCGGCGGCAGACACGCCCGAAGAAACACCGGAAGAGCCGGAGCAGGAAGAAGCCAAAACGGCGCGCAACCGCAAGCAAAAGGCGGAATGATGCGCTACATCACGCGTGATGATTTGGCCGCCGCCGTGAGTATGGCCGAGCTGGTGCAGTTAACCAACGACCAGATGAGCAACTACGGCATGGAAGAGCCGGACTGGAATATCGTCGACCGTGCCATCGTGTATGCCTCGGAGCTTATCGACGGCCATATCAGCGGCCGCTACGCGCTGCCGCTGGAACCGGTGCCGGGCATTCTGCCGCAACTGGCTACCGACATCGCACGGTTTTGGCTGCACCAACGCCGTATTAATACTGCGGACTTTCCGAAGCCGGTGCAGGCGGCCTACGACAACGCGCTTAAGATGCTGGCGTTTATCCGCGACGGAAAAATCCATCTCGGTATCCGCGATGTGGAAGAGCCGACCGGCCAACTCCAGCCCGAGCGCGGCGCATACCGTGTGCGGGCGGGAAATAAGCTGGACACTGAGGGCTATTGATGGCGGCAACCGTTCCCATTCTTCAGGCGGTGGTATCGTGGCTGCAGGACGAACTGCCCGATGCCGAAGTGCGGCTCTTCCCCGACGACCCCGCCACTTACCGCTTTATCCACCCCAAAGGGGCGGTGCTGGTGGGTTATCAGGGCAGCAAATTCGGCCGAATCGAGCAGCTGGGCGCGATTTCCCAGCAGCGCGTGATAACCCTGCATTTGACCGTTTTCGGGCGCGGGCTGCACAACGACGGCGCGGCGTTGGATTTGCTCGACCGCCTACGCTTGGCCGTGGCGGGCTACCAACCGCCGCACTGCCTGCCCTGCCACTTAATCAGCGAGCAGTTTTTAAGCGAAAACGCAGGCTCTTGGCAGTATCAGCTTTTGGTTCAGACCGAAACCCATCAGGTGCAGCAATGCCGCGCCGAACAAGCCCCGCTGTTTACCGCAGCCCGCTACCGCCGGGACGGCCAACCGCCCGAACCTGATTTAAAACCCAGACCCAAAAAGGAGTAACCCTATGGCAGCAGCCTTCCACCACGGCACCGAGACCGTCAAAATCGACGGCGGCTCCGTACCCGTTTATACCGTTGACGGCGCGATTACCGCCATCATCGGCACCGCCCCGGCAGGCACGGTCAATGAGTTGGCCGTGTGCCAAACCAAAAAAGACTTTGCCAAATTCGGCGGTGATCTGACCGGCGCGGGCTTCACCCTGCCCGATGCCGCGCACATTTGGACGCGCTACGGCAGCGGCGTCGCCTATGTGGTCAATGTGTGCGACCCGGCACGGCATAAAACCGCCGTGAGCAACGAAGCATTGACGGTAGACCCCGATACCCTGACCGCCCGTACGGCCAAACCGGCATTGCAGCGCGGCTATGCTTTGGTTGACGGCGGCAGCGCACTGACCGAAGGTACGCACTACACCATCAACACGCTCACGGGTGAGATTGTGTATAAAGCCAAGCCTACCGCCCCGAAAATCACTTATACCTACACCGACCCGGCCAAAGTATCCGAAGCCGACATTATCGGCGCTTATGTGGCCGCCACCGGCAAGCGCACCGGTATGGAGCTGTTGACGGAAGGCTTCAACCGTTTCGGCGCGGACGCCAAAATCCTGATTGCCCCGGGCTACGACAAAACCGCCGCCTGCGCCGCCGCGCTGACGGTGCTGGCCGACAAGCTCAAGGCCATTGCCTATATCGACGCGCCCAAAGGCACATCGTTGAGCAAAGCATTGGAAGGGCGCGGCCCCACCGGCACGATTAACTTTCAGACGGCCTCCGACCGCGCCCAACTGTTTTATCCACACGTTACCGGTATTCTGGGCATTGAAAGCCTCGCAACCCACGCGGCCGGCCTGCGTATGAAAACCGATGTGGAAAAAGGCTATTGGTGGAGCATTTCCAATAAGGATTTGCTGGGGGTAACCGATACCGAAGTGGGCTTGACCGCGCGTGCGGACGACCCGCAGAGCGAAACCAACCGCCTCAACGAGAAAGGCATCACCACCGTATTCAACAGCTACGGCACGGGCTACCGTATGTGGGGCAACCGCCTGGCCTGCTTCCCCACCGTGAGCCACATTAAAAACTTCGAGACCGCCCAGCGCACGGGCGACGTGATTGACGAGAGTATCCGCCGCGCCTCGCTGCAGTATGTGGACCGCCCGATTGACGATGCCCTGATTGACAGCTTGGTGGAAACGGTACGCACCTATCTGGGCACGCTGCAAAGCATTACCGGCTTCGAAGCAGGATTGGATTACGACTACGACTTGGCCGATGCCTTCAGCAAAGGCCAAGTACCGATTAAGTACGACTACACGCCCAAGCTGCCTGCCGAGCGCATTACCCACACATCGGTAATGACCCGCAAGTATCTGGTCAATCTCGTACCTGGTAAATAAGGAGAATTGAATGAGCGACTATATCCGCGCGATTTACAACGCCAACGTCTATATCGACGGCAACAACCATATGGGCAAAGCTTCCGAAGTGAAACTGCCCGACTTCGAGATTACCCAAGACGAATTTAAAGGCTTGGGCGTATGGGGCACGCTGAAGCTGCCCTCGGGTGCGGAAGCCTTGGAAGGCGAGATTACCTGGAACAGCCTGTACCCCGACGTGGCCGCCAAAGCCTACCACCCCTTCCGCGCCGTGCAGCTGATGATACGCGCCAACCAGCAGATTCACGATGCCCGCGGCCTGGTTAAAGAAGTGCCGGTGGTGACCACCATTACCGCCACCATGAGCAAGGCGGGTTTAGGCAACTTCAAGCACAAGGAGAAGTCTGAGCACAGCAGCACCTATCAGGCCACGGAAATCCGCCAAGTGGTGGAAGGCCGCGAAGTGCTGTATTACAACGCGATGAAGAATGTCTACCGCGTGAACGGCGAAGACGTGCTGTCGAATATGCGGAAAAACATCGGCGCATAGGCCGTCTGAAACAGCAAACACCCTGCTTTTTGGCAGGGTGTTTTTTAATGCCGTTTAAAAGGCACAGGCCGTCTGAAAGGCTAAGATAGCTCCGACCAATGCGGTATTGACCACGCCGGGCCGCACGGCGGTTTTTGAAAAAGGATTACAAAAATGAACGAAGCAAAACAACTTCAGGAAAAACTCGGCATCAGCCAAACCATCAAGCTGGTAGAGCCGATAACCACGCCCACCGGTGAAGTGCGCGAGATTACCGTGCGCCGCGTGCGCGTGAAAGACTACAAACAGGCGGCTGAGCGTTATCCGGATAACGGTGCGCTACAACAGATTTCCGTACTGGCTCAGGCTTCGGGCTTGATGGAAGAAGACTTTGAAAACTTGACATGGGCGGACTACAAAAAACTGGAGTCGTTTTGTATCGGCCATTGATTGGGAAACTTATTACCAAGCTGCCGCCGATTTGGCTTGGTGGTTCGGTTTTTCGCCTGCCGATATAGAAGAAATGCCACTTGATGAAATCGTCAAGTGGCAGGAGCAGGCAAACCGGCAGATTAAGGCGAAGTACGCAAAGTTTTAGCGGCAGCTTTGGCTTCTTTGGCGCGGGCGCGGTCATTTAAGTATTTCCGCCGCCCTCTCAGCCAAAGGGCAAACAGGAAAGAAATAGCTGTAATAACACCGCCCAAAATGGGTGCGGTAAACAGTAATAGAAGCAAGCCTAAAAAAACGGCTGCAAAAAAACTGCCTGATGCCAGCCAGAGTTGGATAAATCCTACCGTCAGCACGACAGCCATTAAAACGATAAAGGTGGCATATGTAACCGACGCTGTGAAGTCATTTTCAAAATCAAAATCAAAGTCAAACATTTCCGCTCTCCCCAAACATTTTCTTATTTTAAACGCAGGTTATCCGTATGGCAAAAGAATTATTGGTAGGCGTAGTCATCGGTGCAACACTCAAGGCAGGGTTCAGCAGCGTTTTCGACCGTGCGGAAAAAACCGCCAAAGCCTTGGGCAGCGAAATCAAAGCCGCCACCAAGGCCAACGAGGCGTTCGGCAAGTCCATACGCGCCCAAACGGCACTGAATCCCACCCGAAACCTGTCCCAACAGGCTGCGGCTTACGGCCGTCTGGAAATGCAGATTAAGCGGGCTACCCAAGCGCAGGACAAGCTGAATAAGGCTCTTGCATCGCAACGGGCGGGTTTTGAGAACCGCAGGCGGCTGCGCGGCGAGATGGTTGAAGCAGCCGGACACGCTGTTGTCGCAGCGGGGCCAATTGTGTCGTCAGTAAAGAAGTTTATGGAGCAGGAGAACGCATCGGCCGACTTGAAAATCGCCATGATGCGTAAAGACGGAACTTTCGGAAAATTTGCCGAAATCGACCGTCTGACCACCGAGTGGGGTGCGGCTCTGCCGGGCAATAAAACCGACTTTTCCAAAATGGCGCTCGATCTGAAAAGCCAAGGTATCTCGGACGACACCATTATCAACGGCGGCGGTTTGTCTACCGCCCGTCTGAACGTGGTAATGGGCATTCCGATTTCAGACGGCAGCTTCTTTGCCAAAAACATGGAAGCGCACGGCATCAAAGAGAGCGAACTGCTCAAATCAGCCGATTTAACCCAGCGTGCCTATTTTGCCGCAGGCCTTAAAAAAGACGATATGTTCGAGGCCATGAAATATTATGCGGGCAAGGCCAATACGCTGGGTTATACGGGCTTGGAGCATCAGAAAAAACTCTATGCCGTGGAAGGTATGGCGGCTACCAAAGGCATAGAAGGCTCTCAGTTCGGTACCAACTTAAACCAGTTCCTCGGCCAGCTCTCGAAGGGTGTGGGTACGCTCGAATATGCCCAAAAAGGTTTCAAGGGCGAAGTCAACCGCATGATGATTGATTCGGGAGCCAAGTTCGATTTCTTCAATGCGGACGGTTCGATTAAAGATTTGCGCGGTATCACTCAGATTCTTGAGAGCGAGTTTGCCAAAGTCCGCGCCAAATACGGGGAGAAAGGCGTACTCGACCTTTCCAATGCCATGTTCGGGGAACAGGGCGGACGGATTGCCGACATTCTGATTCAGTCGGGTGTGAAGGGTTTTGACGAGATGACGGCCAAGATGGACGCTCAGGCTTCGTTGGAAGACCGCATCAAAGTCAAAACAGACACGCTCTCTTCCGCCATCGAGGCATTGGGTGGTGCGGTTGAAAATACGGCAGCCCAGTTCGGTTCGGCGTTTGCACCTGAAATCAAAGCTGCGGCCGTCTTTCTTCAGGAGTTTGTTGAAAACAGAATCATGCCTTTTGTCATGGGAAACAAAGGGCTGATTAAGACGGTAGCCGGTGTGGCTGCAGGATTTTTTGCGATGAAGCTCGGTATTTTGGGTTTTATTTATTTCATGTCCATGGCCATCGCACCTGTTAAAGCATTCATGGTCGGCATCTACAAACTCAAGGCAATGGGGCAGATTTGGCAGCTGATGCAGATGGGCAAGATGACCAAAGGCGTTGCGTTCTTCAGAGCCATCGGTATGTCCGCCCAAACCGCCGCCAAGTCGGCAGGCCTGTTCGGGGCGATGTTGGGTAGGCTTCCGGGCATCAAGATGCTGGGCGGTTTGTTGGGCGGTGCAGGACGGGCAGTCATGATGCTCGGCCGTACCCTGTTCCTGACTGTTCCGGGCGTGGGTCTGCTGGCATTGGCGGCCGTGTTGGTTTACAAATACTGGAAACCGATTAAGGCGTTTTTTGCGGGTTTGTGGGACGGCCTGAAAAAAGGGCTGGCTTCCGTATCCCCCGCATTTGACGGGCTGTTGTCGGTCTTCTCCGGGCTGTGGACGAAAATACAACCGTTTGTGCAGCCGGTTATCGACTGGTTTAAAGATTTTTTCAGCATCTCACAAGTGGCCGAAGGCGGAGCGCGCAGTTTCGGCGAGTCAGTCGGTTTGTGGATTGGCGAAAAGGTTACCGCCGTTGCCGGGTTTGTAACGGGTAAAGTCGATGAAATCAAAACGGCATTTGACGGCGGCCTGAAAGGTATTCTGACACTGATTGTCAATTGGTCGCCGATGTCGGCGTTCTATGCGGCCTTCCGCACGGTGTTGGGCTGGTTCGGCGTTGAACTGCCTGCCAAGTTTACCAGCTTCGGCCAAATGCTGATTGACGGTTTGGTTAACGGCATCAAGTCGAAAGTCGGTGCGGCGATAGAGGCGGTAAGGAGCTTTGCCCAATCGGTTAAATCCGCATTCACACAGCCAACCGAAATCCGTTCGCCCAGCCGCATCTTTATACGTTACGGCGGTTGGATTACCGAAGGCTTATCACGCGGCATTTCCGCTACGGCAGACAAGCCTGTCGGAATGGCAGGCAAGATGGCAGGCCGTCTGAAAGAGCGTTTTGTCAACCGCAGCGGTACGCTGTCTGCCGACCTGTCTTCGCGTATGCGTGCCCAATCTGAAGAAACTGCTGCCGCACGATTAGGCGGCGGTGGCAGTATTACCGTGCATTTTAGCCCGACCATTAATGCGGCGGGCGGTGATGCCCTGCAAATCAAGGCATTGCTTGACCGTGCAAAAGAAGAGTTGCTGCGGGAGTTGCCGCGCCATTTGAAACAAATCCGACATGATGAATTACGGAGGGCTTATTAATGTATGCAATGCTGGGCGGTGTGCGCTTCGAGCCGTTAACGGGCTTCACTTCGCTGGAAGCGGAACATTCGGCAACCTTTGCCAAACACGATGTATTGCAGGGCAGGCCGCGTCTGCAGGCGGTGGGCAACGAGCTGTCGACCCTGCGGTTCAGCCTGAAACTGCATTGGCTGCTGGGCAACCCCGACGCGGCCTATCAGGGTTTGCTAGCCGCCAAAGAGAGCCAGCAGGCGCAGGCGTTGGTGTACGGCAGCGGGCGGTTTGCAGGCTGGTTTGTGATTGAGCGGCTGACGGAGCGCACGCTGGTTCAGGACGGCAAAGGCCGCACGGCGGCGCGCGAGTTGGATGTGGAGCTGACCGAGTTTGCGGGCGACCCGAACAACCCGCTGCCGACACCGGGCGTGATGAGCGGCGGTAAAAACCCGCTGTTGGCCTTGTTGCCCGAATCGGTGCAGGCGCAGGCTTCGGACATTATGCAGGCGGTTCGGAAAGGCGTGGAAGTATACCGCGAAGCGGAAAGCAGGCTGGCAGAACTGCAGCGCGTTGCCGCTGCCGCCAAAGACCTTAAAAACGACCCCGCCGCCCTGTTCGGCCTGATGGGCGATGCTTTGGGCAGCGGCTCGGAGATTCTGGCCAAGTTGGACGGCCTGCCGCAGGTTACGGAAATCTTCGGCAGGTTGGACGGCGCAGCGGTGTTTGCCGCACAAGCAGCGCAGGCCGCTTCCGATTTGGGCGTGGCGGTGGCCGGTATGCGTGCGGGTGTTGAAAACGACAGCTTCACGGGCAGGCTGGACGGCATCGCCACGGGCGTGGAGAGCGCGGCATCATCGCTGGCAGACGGCGCGGCCGCCGTGGAAACCTTAACGGCTTATCTTGCCTACCGGAGGGATATATGAGCGCGGTTATCCGCTACACCACCATCGACGGCGACCGCTGGGATTTGATTGCCCACAAACACTACGGCAACGCACTGCTGGTTGACGGCCTGATGGCGGCCAACCCGCACCTGCCGCTGGCCGAAGAGTTTAAAAGTGGCCTGACCGTGTTTGTGCCGGTGTTGGAAACCAAACCTAAAAACAGCCGGGAGGAGCTGCCGCCGTGGATGCGCTAGACGCTTTACTGAATCTGAACGGCTCGGGCGGTTTGGGCAATACCCACCCCGTTACCCGACCCGATTTCACGCTCAAGTACGAACAGAAAGACATCACGGGCGATGTGGAGCCTTATCTGCTCTCGATAGTTTATACCGATTATTTGGGCGGGCAGTCGGACGAGCTGGAGGTGGCGTTTGAAGACACGGACGGCCGCTGGCTGCGCGGCTGGTACCCCGAACAGGGCGACTCGCTTTCCCTGAGCATGGGCGACCGGTTCACGGGCTTGGTGGCGTGGGGCAGCTTTGAAATCGCCGAAATCGAATACAGCCTCCCGCCCAGCACGGTATCGCTGAAGGCCTTGGGTACGGGCATTACCAAAGCCAACCGCACCCTGCAGGCCAAGTCTTACGAAAAAACCACGCTGGCCAAAATCGTGCGCATGGTGGCAGGCCGTCTGAAACTGAAGGTAACGGTCGAGTGCGAACACATCGAAATCGAGCGCGTTACCCAGTATCAAGAGCGCGATATCGAGTTTCTGACGCGGTTGGCCAAACAGTACGGCCACACCTTTAAGATTGTCGGCGACACGCTGGTATTTATGAGTAATGCCAAGCTGGCCGAACGCGAGCCGGTGGCGGCTTTGAATCCGGCAGACATTATTGATATCCGCCTGCGCGACCTGATTAAGGGCGTGCCTGATAAAGCGGTGGTATCCGGGTATGACCCCAAAACCAAAACCAACCGCACCACGACACGCAAGGCCAAACCGCGCCGCAAAAAGGCCAAACACACCACATCCGGCGATACCCTCAAAATCATTGCCAATAAAGGCGAAAGCCAAGCTCAGGTTAACGCCCGGGCAGATGCCGCATTGGCTGCCGCCCAAGACGAGCAATGCGCAGGGAACGTGACCATATTCGGCCATGCCAAGTTAGTGGCCGGTCAAGTGATATTGCTGCAAAACCACGGCAAATTCAGCGGCCGTTATCTGGTTAAGCAGGCACGGCACCGATACGACCGCCGCAGCGGCTATACCACCGACCTTGAAATCAAAATGCTGGAATATATCCCGGAAGAGAAAGCAACCGATGATGCTGCCCAATCATGATTTTACCGCCACGCTGCAATTCGGCATCGTCTCGGCCGTTGACGAAGCCGCCCACACTCTGCGCGTGCGTTTGCCCGCGCTGGAAAATATGGAAACCGACTGGCTGCCCATGATTACGCCCGCGTCGGGTGGCAATCAGTTTTACAGCCTGCCCGACGAAGGCGAGCAGGTGGCGTGCCTGCTCGATGCGCGCGGCGAAAACGGCGTGGTGCTGGGCGCAACCTATAACGCGGCCGATACGCCGCCCGTGGCCAGCAAGGATATGTGGGTGCGGCGGTTTAAAAACGGCACGGTGATTAAGCATAATAGGGAAAATGGGCAGGTTACCGTGGATACGCCGGGCGATGTTTTGATTAAGGCTGCAAAGCAAGTCAAAATAAATACGCCTTATACTGAAATCAGCGGCAATACAAACATCTTGGGACATCTGACCTACAGTAGCGGCTTGTCTGCCTCCAATGGGGGCGGGGGTCATGCCGCCGAGATAGACGGGGTCGCAAATGTGCAAGGAGACATCATTTTAAACGGTATCAGCCTGAAGCGGTTTGTGGAAGAACATACCCACCCTGATTTAACCAGCGGCGGCAATACGGGTGCTCCCAATAAATAAATGTTAAATATCGTGCAAAACTGAGCCAGGGAAACGGGGAGTTGTGCTCCAAAATTGAGCCACTCTCCGTTAGTTTTTAAACCGCTTTAAAAGCCTTTCAGACGGCCTTCCATCACAATTCCCGCATTCATTGACGATGCGGGCATTTTTTATGCACTTCCAAACCCCTGTTTCCAAACACTGGCAGCTCGCCCCCGAGGGCGGCGGCCTGGTGCAGGGTGCGGACGACATCAACCTGTGCATTCTCAATATTTTGTCCACCCGCAAGGGGTCGGACGTAACCCGCCCCGCATTCGGCAGCAACCATTTCGACTATATCGACACCCCCGAAGACGTGTTTGTCCCCAACGCCGTGCGTGAAGTGATGCTGGCCGTGAACACATGGGAAAAACGCGCCGTAGTCGAGCGTGTCGGTTTTGAAAACCGCGCCCCGCACATCGTGATGACGGTGTTTTGGCGGGTGGCGCAAGACGTGTCGGGCGAGATTTACAGCACGGCCGTGAATGTGGAGCGTGCAGCATGGATTTGAGCAAACTCAAGCGCGAAGACGTGAAAGTGGTGGAGGACGGCTTGGCCGAAGTGCTGGCCGAGACCATCGCCGACTACGAAAAGCGCACCGGCAAAGTGCTTCAGCCCGCCCATATCGAGCGGTTGCTGATTAACACCTATGCCTACCGCGAACATCTTACCCGTAAGGCTTTTAACGAGGCCTACCGCCAGCAGCACCCGCGTTTTGCCACGGGGCTGATGCTGGATTTGTGCGGCGACGATGTGAACACGCCGCGCCTTCAGGCTTCGGCAGCCCGCTGCACCGTGCGTTTCAGCGCGGCTTTGGGCGGCAGCCGCACGGCCTATATTGCCGTAGGGACGAAAGTGGCGGCGGGCGATGTGGAATTTGCCGTTACCGAAGCCGGAACGCTGGACGCAGGCCGGGCCTTTGTCGATTTACAGGCCGTCTGCACCCAAAGCGGTACGGCGGGCAACGGCTGGTCTGCCGGACAGGTCAACGGCACGCTGAATATCGGCGGTGTCGAAGTGAAGGCCGCCAATATTACCGTGCCTTCGGGCGGTGCGGACGTGGAATCGGACGAAGCCTACCGCGTGCGGATTCTGCTCGCGCCGGAGAGCTTCTCCGTGGCCGGTCCCGTCGGCTCATATGAATACTTCGCCCGCCGCGTCAACCCGACCATCTGCGATGTTTATGTCGACCACAAGCGCACACCGGCGGGCGCCCCCATCGGCGGGCAGGTGGAAATAACCGTGCTGACCACGGACGGATTGCCGTCTTCCGAGCTGGTTAACGAAATCACCCGCGCCCTGTCGGACGAGCGCGTGCGCCCCCTATGCGACACGGTAACCGTTACCGAACCGGCGGCGGTCGATTACCGGCTCGATGCCGAGCTGGTGCTGTTTGAAGGAACGAACCAAGACGAAGTGCTAGCTGCGGCTCAGGCGGCATGGGCGGCTTACGAAGCAGGCCGCCGCCAAAAGCTGGGGCTGGACGTGGTGCCGATGGATATTCAGACGGCCTTAAAGGTCGGCGGCGTGTACAACGTGGTGCTGCACAACCTGCCGTTAACAACGGTTAAGGCCAACCAATGGGCGCGTTGTACGTCCGTCCGCATCCGCGCCGCCGCGCAGACGGCCGAGGGTTAAACATGGCCAAACTCAGCTACGCCGCCGTAATCGAACGCGACCAACGCTACACAATGCTGGCCGATTTGGGCCTGCGCCTGAATGCGGCCGACACGGCCAAACTGATGCCGCGCCTTATCCATTTGGTTGCGCCCGAACATTTGGAGCTGTTGGCCGAGAGCCGCAGCATACTCGGGGCGGACGGCTACTGGCTGGCCGAATCCGACCAGATGCGCCGCCGCCTGATTAAAGGCGCGTACCGACTGCACCGCCATAAAGGCACGCCGTGGGCAATCCGCGAAATCGTACGCCGCCTGGGCTTCGGCGAAGTGCAGATTATCGAAGGCATGGGCAACAAACGGCACGACGGCGAAATCACCCGCAACAGCCGCTACGCCCACGGCCACAGCGACCGCTGGGCACACTACCGAATCATTATAGCCAACGTGATTACCAACGACCAGGCCGCCTTGCTGCGCCACACTTTAAAGGCGTTCGCGCCCGCCCGCTGCGTGCTGGCGGCATTGGACTACCAGGCATCGGCTTTAAGGCACAACGGCCGCGCCACCCGCGACGGCCAATTTAACCGAGGAACCGCATAATGGCGAATTTAGTAGAGACCAACCGCTGGGAAGCGGGCATTTATCAGTTTGAAACCTCCGACCCGGTAATGGGCGGCCCCAACGGCATCGACAACCGCCCGACCCGCGAGCTGGCCAACCGCACGCTGTGGCTGAAAACCGAGCTGGCCAAGGCCGTGGCCGGCATCGGCGCCAACAAGTCCGCTGCCGACAATGCTTTGGCACTCAAAGCCGACAAAGCCCGCCGGCTGGTTGCGGGGGCGGGCTTGACCGGCGGCGGCGACTGGAGTGCCGACCGCTCCGTTTCGCTGGCGGTGCCCTCCACCCTGAACGGCGGCACCCGCAACTGGGCGGGCAACGGCGCCACCGGCCATACCCACGAATTAGCCAAAGCCACGCCCACGGTGGCGGGCGTGGCCAAACTGGTCAATGCATTGGACGTTTCGGCTGAAGATGCCGCGCTTTCGGCAAAAATGGGTAAAAAACTATATGAAGAAAAACTGCCTAAATCGGACCTGAAATTTTCGCGGATGCCGGTTTTGGCGGGGTCGGCCGGGGTCGATTTGGATTTGAGCAGCCGCCAAAGCATTATGGATTTTCTCGGCGACCATTATATTAATAACGGCTGCATGCAAATCGTCCTGCATAACACCGAGGCAAAACACAATATCCGCGGCCTGCCGGTTCCCGACAAAAGCCCTGTCCAACTCGATTTATACCTGATGGGCGGGTATTCCTTTATCGACTGCCATTACCCCGCCCGCGGCCGCAGCTTCCGTGCAGCAATTAACTGGAACAACGCGGCCTTGGTGTTGAATTGGGTAGAAAACTCAACCGCCGCCAACAGTGTAATGCTCGTCGGCAACCAAACCGTAGCCGGCATGAAAACATTCGCGGCCCGTTCCGATTTTGCCGCCGGCATCCGCTTTTCCGCAGCCAGCAAAGACGGCTGGGCGGAGTTGGGAATGGGGCCGTCCGACATCTACCTGCGCAATCCCGCCAGCCGCAAAGTATTACAGCTCAAAGACGACGGCAGCCTGGCGTACAGCAACGAAAAAATCCTGCTGGCCGGCGACAAGTCCGATGCCGTCAACCTTGCCGACAGCAACAAACTGGCAACGTCAAAAGCCGTCAAAACCGCTTACGAACGCGGCAGCACCGCCCTGCAGGCCGCCGGTCAGGCCGCACCGTCGGGAACCGTTGCCTATTTCGCCGGGGCAGCCGCCCCCGCCGGCTGGCTCAAAGCCAACGGCGCGGCGGTATCGCGCACCGTCTATGCCGCCCTGTTTGCCGCCATCGGCACCATCTACGGCGCGGGCGACGGCCGCACCACCTTCAACCTGCCCGACCTGCGCGGCGAGTTCGTGCGCGGCTACGATGACGGCCGCAATATCGACCGCAACCGCGCCTTCGGTTCGCGTCAGGACGATGCTTTCCAAGGCCACGCCCGCAATCTCAAACGCAGCCAAAGCGATGCGCGCATGCACGGCGTTAACTATTTTCAGAATGTCGAGATAAACAGCAACCAGCATAGTCCTGCACCCGCTACAGTAAATTCAGGCGATAACTGGTTAACCGAAGACTATTTGCAACATAAAAACTACGGTACGCCGCGCGTGGCCGCCGAAACCCGCCCGCGCAACCTTGCCCTGCTGGCCTGTATCAAGATTTAAGGCCGTCTGAAACACATCTGTAAAAAGGAAACGATATGACACAAATCCAATGGACAAAACCCGTCTGCCAGCTTGATTCAGACGGCCTCTATCTCGGCCAAACCGAGGCCGAACTCGACATCTACGCCCGCGACGGCAGCTACATCATGCCGGGCGGCTGCATCGACGCCGAGCCGCCGCAGCCGCACGAAGGCCGCGCCGCCCGCTGGACGGGTAGCGGCTGGGAATACCTGCCCGACCACCGCGGCCAAACCGCCTACCGCACCGTTGACGGCCAAGCCGTGGTAGTGGAAGCCGTCGGCGCGCTTTCAGACGGCCTCACGTTCGACGCCCCGCCCGGCCCCGCCCACACGTGGGACGGCAAAGGATGGACGCTGACCAAAGAAGCGCAGGCGGCGCAACTCGAACAGGCCAAGGCCGCCAAGCTGGCCGAAGTCAATGCCGCCGCACAGACGTTTGTCAGCCGGGCGGCCGGTTTGGACAAGCTGCCCAAGTTCGAAGTGGAAACGTGGACGATACAGGCATTGGAAGCCAAAGCATGGAAGGCAGACCCCGATGCCGCCACACCGACTTTAAACACCATCGCCCAAGCCCGCGGCGTGCCTGCAGACGTGCTCAAGCAGAAAGCCTACGGCAAGGCCGTCAAGTTCGAGCTGCTGACCGCCCGCACGGCCGGCCTGCGTCAGGCGGCCGAAGACAGAATCAAGGCCGCGCAAACGCTTGAAGACGTGGCCGCCGTTGCCTTTTCCGCCGCATGATTTTTAAAGCGCATTAATATCTGTTTCTCTTCAAGCCGCTTAATATCCCTGCAACTTATGCAGGGATTTTTTTATGAAAGTGGCGTTTTATAAGGGTACTTTGCCCGGCTGGCGCGGCTGGTTCAGCCGCTTGGTGCGTTTCGCCGACCGCGGGCCGTACAGCCATTGCGAAGTGGTATTTTCAGACGGCCTGTGCGCTTCGGCCAGCTGGTACGACGGCGGCGTGCGTTTCAAGCGTATCGATTTCAACCCCGAACATTGGGATTTTGTGGAAGTCTGCAGCGGTTTGAAGCATGAGACCAGTGTTCGCGACTGGTTCGCGCGGCGGAGAAGAGAGCGGTATGACCTGCGCGGCAGTTTGGGCGTGGTATTCCGTCCGGTAAAAGGCTCGCCGCGCCGCTGGTTTTGCAGCGAAGCCGTAGCTTGTGCTTTGGGGTTTCCCGAGCCGCACCGTATCAGCCCCAATCTGCTTGCCGCTTTATTGAAAGGTTGAAAATGGTAAGGCTGGACATCGAACTGATACGCGACGATAAACAGAGCATCGTTTTGGAACTGGTGGATTCAGACGGCCTCACCATCGACCCGGCCGCGCTCGAGCGCATCGAAATGTGGGTCAAGCCGCCTTTTCAGGACAAGCTCTACCCGGATATTTCGGTTCGCCCTGCCGATGCCTTCAACGGTTTGGGCAAACACCTGCTCGTTACGTTCGGCCACGGGCTGTTGGCCAAACAGATGTGGACGCAGGCACGCTACGGCATCGTGGTTACCCACGGCAGCGACGGGCCTAAAACCGTTATCGGCGGCAAAATCATCAGGATATATTGATATGACACACGTAATTAAGGCGGGTCAGGCCGCAAAAATCGAAATCCTCAACCTGCAAATGGCAGCGCGCTCAAGTTTGTATCAGGAATGGCAGGCGCAGGACAACAAAGGGAGCTTCGACGACTTTATAGCGACCGTACGCGGCCCGCAGGTGGATGAAGAAGTGCTCCGCCGTGTGGTGGCCGAAGTGTTGGCAGGCCAAGGCATGCAGCCTGTTTTGCCGCGCGATGCCGTTGCAGAAATGGTGGCGGGGCTGATTCCCTCCCGTTTGGTTGATGCCGAGATCCTTACTTCCACTTTGTCGACCGTACTGCCCAAGATGTCGGAAGCAGACTTCGAAACAAAAGGCGAAATATCCATCAAGCCCGGGCGCGCCATCACCAAGCAAGAGTTTGACGAGTGGCGCAAAGGCATGACCGCAGGGCAGACGGCCGTGCAAACCGATGGGCGCACGCTGGTGGTGAACGACTGGTTTACCGCCGAGATGCAGGCCGACGTGATGCTCGAGCAGCCGCAACTGATTCACTCCCGCACCATTTACGACATTCTCAAGGAACGCGCCAAGAGCGGCATGAAAATCCGTATGTACGGCAATTTCAATATGGCCAAGCTGGAAGGCGTGGAACCTGAGATTTTCGGCACTGACGGCCGTACGCCCGACGCACCGTCGCTGGCGTCTGTTGTCAACGGTTGCCAGCCGACCATGATTCTGCACATGGATAACTGGGACGTGGATTTCAGCCAATGCCGTTTCCGCGTGATGACGATGATGACCGACGGTTATGCATTGGCGGGCTATAAAGGTAAAAACCGCTTCAAGCCCGGCTATTGGCTGACCAAGGCCGTGCTCGACTTAGACCCACAACGCCGCGCCGCTTCAGATTGGACGCTGCTCGGCGGCCCGACCGGCCTGTTCCCGCCCATCGACGGCACAACAGGCTTTGCCGAAAAAGGCTACGACACCGCAGGCTTCAACACCACCACCCGTCACAAATGGGCGGGCAACTACCGCAGCAATTCGCTGGATACCCGCGCGCTGAATTTGGGCGGCTACGGCAAGCAGTTCCCGCAACCCGACGGGCAAACGTCAGGCGAATGGGGCTTGTGGCGCGACGGCGGCCTGCACGGCAACATCGGCTCGGGCGGCTATATCTTCCAGCTGCCGTCGGTCGGCCAAGCCGAGCTTGAAACGGCATCGGTTATCATCGAAAACCACTATGCCCGCGGCTTTATCACCTACGGCATCGAGGTGGGAACCGAAGCCAAACCGGACGGCCAGCCGTTTGACGGCATTGCCGATGCGGCCGGTTATATCCCGCGCAACGTCTACCTGATCCACACCCAAGTCGAAGACTGTTATGAGGGCGGTATTCAGGCCAACCGCTTCGTCAATCTGTGGGAGCTGCATTCTCGGGTTTACCGCATGGGACACCCCAATTCGGGCTTTACCTATTACAAGCCCGAATCTATCCCGGCGGGTTTCATCAACGACCCGGGCTACGGCTCTTCGAGCCGCCGCAAAGAATGGCAGATCAACCGCTTCATCATCGGCGGCTGGTATATCGACTGCGCGCGCAAAGGCATCGATGCCCACACGATTTCCGGGCTGTATATTGCCAAAGTGCGGATTAAATCGAAGATTTGGGGCATTCAGATTTGTTGGGACGAGATTTACACCGGCCCAGACGAACCGTCGCAAAGCGTGTTCTTGGGCAACCAGTTCACGTTGCGTGACAGCGAGATTTTCGCCGGCGTGAAGGGCTTGGATTTCACCAACGGCTCGTTCGGCAGCAGCGCGCATAAAAACAGCGCCAAGCAACGCCTGTATGAGATGCGCTTCAGAGGCATGGTGGACAACGTTCAGATTTACGCGCCCATCGGCTTTTTCGACAACTACGCCCGCGGCAACTACGCGCTGCGCGATGTAACCTGCACCTGTGCCTACCCATACGGCAAACTGCCTTATTTTAATCCGTCTTCTTCCCGCGGGTTCTGGTTCGGCTCGCAAGACCCCGCACGGCGCGGCATACCGTTCAATATACGCCTGCAGGGCTGTACTGCCCAAAACTCGAACAGCGGCAACTACGCCGAAGCCTATCTGATTCAGCCGGTCAACCTGCTGACCATGCGCGACTGCATTGCAGACATCACGCCGTTTACGTCTGATACTGTGATGCCCGACCGCTATTTACGCGGCCGTGATGTCGTCCGCAGCGGCATCAAAACGGTTCCGTTCGCGGTGGCTGAAAGCGGCGGCGTGAAGTTGGCCAACACCGTTTTCGACAACGTGGTGTCGGTTGATAAGACTGACGGCTTCGTAATTGCCCGCTTCGACTACCAAGGCACATCAGGCGGCACGGTTGCTCCGGCAGAGCCTGTTCCCGAGAGCGGCACGTCCGCCGCTGAGCCGTCTGAAACGGTTCCTGCTCAGGTTCCGCAAGTGGTTAAATTCGGCATGGCCGAAGCCACACCCACTGTGGTGCGCGACGACAGCGGCGCGGTTGGGATTGTGATGGGCGGCGTCAACCCGCCGGCGGACTGGTCGGATATGGCCGATGTTTCCGGCTCAGTCAAATTCGTTAAAGCCCGTCTGAAAGGGCCTACCGCATCAGCCGGTGTGTATCCGCGCATCAAGCTGGATTTGAACGGCGACACCGACAGCACCATTCTGATGCCTGTCCGCGTGCATTCGCTCGGCGGCCGCACATCCGTAGTATCGCTCGGTATGAGTACGGCTAAGAATGCTGCCGGAAGCGTGGGCTGGATTACAGATAAGAAAACCGATACCAATAATATCGCCATACGCGTCAACGGCAACTATCCGGCAGCGGTAAACGGCACGGCCAACACCGCCGAAGCACGCTACGAATACGGCCAATGGTATATCTTGAGCGTTACCGCCAAACTGGCGGGCGAATACCTCAACCTCGGCACCGCCCACGGCGGCAACGGCCAGCTTGATGCGGATTTCGGCGAAGGCCTGACCGTTTACCGCAACCACACGCCGCCGGCGGAAGAACTGGCAGCAGAAATCAATGCGCTGAAGGTTAAATACGGTATCGGCTGAGAAAGGAGAAGAAAAAGGCCGTCTGAAAACAGACGGCCGACAAAGATATAAAGACGGCGACGTGCCGGTGCGTCAACACCGGCACGCCAGCCAGCAGGACCAGTCTGCATTAGCTTCAAGGCCGCCACCTCGCGAGGCAGCGGTATTCTATCACTAATGCATAGGACGACACCGAAAAATGAAACACCGTTGCAAAAACTGTAACAAACTGTTGGCCGTGGGCACGGGCGATTTTGAAATCAAATGCCCGCGCTGCAAAACCGCCAACGCCATCCGCTCTTTAACAACCGAGAATGCCGCCGAGCATCCCAACCTTGAGAAAGGACGATATGGATGCCGAAAGCACAATCGAAACTAAGCCCACCCTTGGCAGCCTGTTCGCAGGCATCGGGGGCTTCGACCTCGGCTTTGAAGCCGCAGGATTTACCACTGCGTGGCAGGTCGAAATCGACCCGGTCTGCCGCGCCGTCCTCGCCGACCGCTTCCCCCATGCCGAACAGCACGAAGACGTGCGCACCTGTCTGCCCGCACTCGCCCGCACAGACGTTATCGTCGGCGGCTTTCCCTGCCAAGACGTTTCGGCAATGGGCAAACGGCGCGGGCTTGCCGGAGAGCGCAGCGGCCTGTTCTTCGATGCAATGTACATCGTGCAAACCCTTCAGCCGCGCTGGCTGGTGCTTGAGAATGTCCCCGGACTGCTGTTTTCAAACAATGGCCGCGACTTCCAAACGGTGCTTGAAACGCTTGCCGAATGCGGGTATGTGGGATTTTGGCGGGTGCTGGACAGCCGTTATTTCGGAGTCCCCACTAAACGCCGCCGAATATTCGTGGTCGCAGGTTTTCGAGAGCTGCCCCCCGTGGAGCTGCTGGGCGATGCCGGACCAATGGAGCGCCTATCTGGCAAGACGGAAGCGGGCAGCCCGTGGGCGGACGCTCATCCTACGCTGCTTGCGGGTTTCGCCGATGGGACAAGTATCGACCTCTCGGGTGCCAATATCGTCGCTGTCGCCGACAGCCGGCATCAGATGGTTGAGCGGCAGCGAGCGTCTGAAGATTATGGGCTTCGGCGCGGACTGGATGCGGCCAACTCTGCAGAGGCTCGGGCTGCCGGAAATGCCGTCTGCCCTCAAGTCGCACAATGGATTGCCGAAAAGCTCATCGGCACATTCTGATTAACCGATACCGAGCACCGCGAGTGCCGTTTACTCTTATATATAAGGAGAGAAAATGACACTCAAACCGCAACCGCTCGTACCGTGGATGGGCGGCAAACGACGCTTGGCCAAACACCTGCTGCCCATGTTTCCCGATCACCAATGCTATGTCGAGCTTTTCGCCGGCGGCGCAGCCCTGTTTTTCCTGCGGCCGACTCCTGCCAAATGCGAAGTGCTCAACGACCTCAACGGCCAACTCATCAACCTCTACCGCGTGGTGCAGCACCATTTCGACGAGTTCGTGCGCCAGTTTGAATGGACGCTGACCAGCCGCGAAGTGTTCGCCCGTCTGCAATCCACCCCGCCCGAAGTGATGACCGACATCCAGCGTGCCGCCCGTTTCTTCTACCTGCAACACACCGCCTTCGGCGGCAAAACGGTAGACCAACACTTCGGCACGGCCACCACCGGACGGGGTTTTACCGCCGCCGACATCGCAGGCCGTCTGAAAGCCGCACAGCAGCGGCTGAACGGGGTCTACATTGAAAACGAGTCGTGGGAAAAATGCTTCAAACGCTATGACCGCGAACACACATTCTTCTACGCCGACCCGCCGTATTGGCAGCTCGCAGGCTACGACAGAGCCTTCGATTGGCCGCAGTATGAGCTGTTGGCCAAAATGATGGCGGATTGCAAAGGCAAGGTCATGCTCTCCATCAACGACCACCCCGACATACGCGGACTCTTCAAAGACTTCAGCATCACCCGTTTGGAATTGGCCTATTCGGTCGGCCGCGACAAAACGCAAAAAAACAGCGGGGAGCTGGTCATCTGCAACTGGTAAGGCCGTCTGAAACGGCAAAAGCGACGCCATCGTCGCTTTTG